TTTTTGCTCATACTTTTTCTAAAAAAAGTATCATTATAATTGTTTTTGCTCATACTTTTTCTAAAAAAAGTATCATTATAATTGTTTTTGCTTATACTTTTTCTAAAAAAAGTATCATTATAATTGTTTTTGCTTATACTTTTTCTAAAAAAGTATCACTATGAATGAATCTGCTTTTAAATCTCTTCTTATATCATCATTTGTCGATATTGTTATAACTTTTGCATCAGTTTGGATGGATCTTTTATCTTCGAATTCAACATCAAATCCGTTTTCTTTCATTTTGAGTACACTTATTGGATTCATTTCTGTAAATGTACCTGTTGGCATTTTTGAAAGTGTTAATTCTTGTAAGTTTTTACAATTATCTTTATAAAGTGATTGAAGACTTACACCATGTTGAAAAACACATGTTCCTTTCAATTGTTCTTCACAACCCAAAATTTTCCCATTAAAACTATCAAATTTATTATTATATTTTGTAAATATAACTGTATTTTCACAATTATCCTGATGACCTCTAACAATAAAATCTATCCCATTTAATCTTAAAAAATCATCCAGACATTTTTTACCAATATCAAATGTTTTTCCGTTGACCCGTTTATTCGGTGCTAAATATTCACAATTTACGTCAAAATCGTTCCATCTAACATGATATGTCTGTTCTTGTGTCAAAGAATAAGTTTTATTTGTGCTTTTCATAAATCTTGATAAATCAATTGGATATATCTTCTCCTTTATCTCGACACATTTATCACTTTTTTCTACTGGAAATCCTCCATGACAACACCAAATTCGTTTATTATTAATAGTTAAAATTGTTGCAGATGGACACGAAGAGAAGAAACGGACGAATGGTCCGATAAGTTCCATACACATTGTATATCCTTTTTTATTTGAACTATCATTCTTTTTCTCTCCTTTTCCAAGTTCTTTAACACAACGCGTTTGACCGATCATTGTGTTGGGTTTGCTATATTCATCTCTTTTATCTTTTGTTAATAGTTTCATTTCAATCTCTTTTGAAAATCCATCTTTATTAAAAGTTGTAAGATCTTCATGATTTCCTCTTATGTAAATTATTTTATCAGGATTTTTTACTAAAAGTAACAGAATAAAATAAACAATTTCCAATGCATGATTCCCTCTATCAATAACATCCCCACAAAAAAGAATCTTAAATGGATCATTTATAGTAAAATCATCATTTATAACACCGGCTAGTCTGAGTCTCACCATACTTCTGAAAAAAGAGTGGAAACTTCCATGCAAATCCCCAAAAACAATTACTCTACTTTTTGGCGGTAAGTTCCATTTGTAAATGAACCCAGTATTGTTTGTCATTCCTGATTTACCATATCTTTTCACATTCATCTGTATTACTTTGGCTACTAAATCGTAGAATGTTGATATATCTTGGTCATTACCAAAAAAATATATCGTCCAGTTCAGGATTCTTTCTTCTTGGTTTTTTGTCCATATAGTATTGATTAAATTTTTCCCATAGTTTAATTGGTACAAATGATACACCTTTATTACTAATGATATTTTGTGAAAATAATCTTGGTAATTCTGTTTCACCAGCAACATAGTATTTCTTATTACGATATTTATATATTTTAGGCATTTGTGGTACATTATTTCCATTTGGATGCAGATATGATCCATAAGAGAATTCATACACTTCCACCTTTAGATGTATTCCCAAAAGTCTTCTCAATTCTTCTACTGCTTTTTTTTGTTCTTCACACCTCTCCCTAAAAAGACCATTGCACTTTTTACCACTCCATTTCCTGTAAGATTTCATAATTCTATCTCCATGTTTCTCTAAAAATCCTTTTGTAAATTCATTAAAATTAATTTTCCAGACATTTCTATCTTGCACTTCTTTTTTCATTTTATTATATATTTTATTGGGTACAACTGCAGCGGAACTTTTTTTGTTGAGTGTGTTTATCAAGTTATTGAATTTGGATTTGTTGTTCTTCTCCAATTCACTCCCTCCTCTTACCCGCGAAGACATATATATTAATATATATTTTAATTGATAATCATCCATGTTGGTTCTTTATGAAAAATAGTTATTTTTTGATCTTCTGATATAAAGTCATAAATCTTCCTTCTGGGTCATACCTATCTTTCAAACTATTATATACATTCTCATCTATATTCGTCAATTTCCAGAAAATTTCTGGCGAACAATGTACAGGTGCATATAACAACTTTCTTCCCTCAAATTCCATTATCTTCTTCTCTAACTCTAAATCGATATCTTTCGGTCTCTCTTTCAAATTCACTCCATAACCCACACCAAAATCGCAGAAGTAACATGTATCCCATAAAGAGAATGCAGTTTTACAACGAACTGGGCATATGTATATTGGATAAAGTTTGTAAGACTCCTTAAACCATTGGAAAAACTCATTGGCTCTCGCAATCGGTATAAAAACATCGTTACAATCTAAGGCTTTGTGATCGAATCTAATCAATTGAGCAATAGTTCTATAAACCGTCGATTTCAACAATTCGCGAGGGATGTACTTTCTTAAATCTCCATTACTTGTCCAATCCGGTGTCTCCATTGTTGTATAATACATATCTGAATCCCATCTCCATATATAATCATAAAGTGTGAAGTACTGCTCTGTTATCTCATTCTTCTCCAACTGTTTCCAGAAAATCTTCGTCTTATCGAATCTCTCTTTTCCCTCTGGCACAAACACTTCAAACTTTCCTATAACCAATACCAAAATGTTCGGGCCTAATATTGTTCCATCTAAGAAATCTATTGTTGTATCTCCACAATACTCATCAAGTTTCTTAAAATACTCCTCTGAATCTGTATATCTCTCATACGTAACTTTCACAAACGGTTTTCCCGGTTTAATCCTCATCTTTATTCTCAAGATATATCCCAATGTTCCGAGAGAGTTAGGTATTGCATAGAACAGATCACTATGCTCTTCTGGTGAACACTTAATTATCTTTCCCTCTCCTGTTAAAACATCCATCTCCAATATAGATTCATGAAAGAATCCATGTCTGAAACTTGTCGATCCACCTCCAACGCCGGCGATTAAACCAGAGAATGTCAAATGAACCATATCTGGTGGAGTCATTATAACCCAATTATTTCTCAATAATCTATCTGACAAATCCTTCACATAAACTGATCCTTCAACAATTGCATATTTTTCATCATAATTCACCTCTATTATTTTGTTCAACTTTTTCAAATCGATTCTGTTCACATTATTATATATTGGTAGTCCAAAGAGATGCCCTCCATTCTTTGCAACCTTCTTATTTTTATCAAAATTGACAAACTGTTTCTTTATCATTTTGACCTTGTCTGTATAAGATAGTTTATTATCTCTTATGTAACGTATTAAAAATGTTAATCCAATGAGTAGTATCAGACTGTAAATCAACATATATACAAAAACATTACAAAAAACTTTAACAGTTTTTACACATAAATTTATTTACACGCTTAAAAATTAGATGGACATTGCACACTATGCTATGGATTAAGAGTGTTAGAAAAAAACTTTTCAAAAAAACACGTAAAAAACTTGTTAACAAAATTATTGTTTCGCGTTTTTTCAAGGGAAAGATGAATATATTATTGATAAATATCGTATCATTCGTTTTGAGATTACACATAAACAGTCTCCTCTGTTTTCTCTTCTGTCCTGGTACGAGTATGTTGGACTTCAGTTTACAGATTTTAGTATCAATTTTGACAACTGTTTCTGATGGTATCTGTTTCAATCTGTTAAATAAGTGCAATTCCGATTTCTATAAAGTTACAAGATACTTTCTCAATAACTATACACAAGAGAATATGGATAGATGGAAAAAGTATTTGGTGTTGGGGATAAATGTTTATCTGATATTGATATTGTATTTTGTTAGTATAACCAGTTATCTATTAATACTCTACTCTATCCAATATCTAATATGTTTCTTCATTATAGATTATTTTAAGAAGAAGAAATGGTTGTTTTTCAAAAAGTTATATGATGACTATATGGATCGTCCAGTAGTTATTAAAGAGGATGATACATTGAGAATAATCGATGAATACTTTAATAATGAGATGAAGAACAAGAAGTTGGATATTCTGAGAACAGAGGTTGTTAATAAGGACTATACAAATGTTACAACAAAGGATAGTGAAGATGAAGATACTGATAGTGAATCAGAAGATGAAGCTAAAGATGTGAGTGATAATCCTGTTTCTATCGATAATATCGTTAATGACGATTACGTTATAATTAATTAAGATAATATATTATTTTGAATTATAGCCATGATAAAGCGAATCTTTATATATTGGGATCAAGGTTTTAACAATGCACCAATGCTTGTTAAAAAATGTTTATTTAATTGGAAAGTTCACAATCCAACCTGGGAGATAACAGAGTTGGATCACACCAATTTGAAAAATTATATCGATATAGAGGCAGAGATACCGGATATCAAAAGGAAGAAGATATCAAGAACGGCTTATTCTGATATTGTGAGAATATTTCTGCTTCAGAAATATGGAGGATGTTGGTGTGATGCAACTACATTCTGTACTTTCAGTTTAGACATGTGGTTAAATAAGTGTATTGGAAGTGGATTTTTCGGATTCAGAATATACAATGATAGAAGATTATTATCTAGTTGGTTTCTATATAGTGAAAAAGGACATTATCTTGTAAATAAATGGAAGGAACAAACAATTAAGTATTGGAAGGTACACAATGAGCGTACAGATTATTATTGGTTTCACTATCAATTCACAAAAATTTACAAAAATGATGCGAGATTTAAGAGAATATGGGATTCTGTTCCACATGTTACAGCTGATGGACCACATTATTTATTAAAATTTGGAATACTCAAAAGATTGACACCACATATAAAACAAGTTATTGACGAGAAAAAATCACCAGTATTCAAATTAACATACAAATATGATAAACCAAAATTCAACAGGAACAAAGGTTGTGTATTGAGATATCTCCTTGGAACAGTTGGAAATATTAAACTTATACATATTGGTAAATGTGGAGGATCATTTTTGGAAAAAAAGTTGAATATGATTGGTAAATACCATATGAAGAGGGATTATAAGAGTGGTGAAGAGTATATTATATGGATAAGAAATCCGTTGAAGAGATTCATTTCAGCATTTTGGTATTCTCATACTTTAATAAATTTCGATACATCCAAACTGAATATAAACAATTTAACAATTGATAATTGTCTTGCCCCAGGAAAAATCAGAAATAAAATGTTGAATGGTGTAACATTTGATAAGATATATGATAATTTGATAAATCATTTCAAAACTCCAAACAGATTAGCAGAAGCTTTGACAAGTACAGATACAGGAGAGAGAAAAAAAGCAGTGGAACTCATGACAAATCATAATCAACATATATTCAAAGGTATTGGTTGGTATCTTTACAACGGTGAATTTGTAAAGAGAAATCATAAAAAGATTCTATTTGTTGGTAGACAAGAGAACATGAAAGAGGATATCGTAAAACTTGGTAAAATACTGAAAACAAATAATTTAAATGAGTTTGTTCGTTCTGGTGGTAATTATGATTTTGATTTGTCTGAAAAAGCTGTCAATAATCTATTGGACTTTTACAAAAAAACAGATTATGAAGCATTGAGAACTCTAATGGAGTTTGGATTTATAACTAAGGAGATTTTCGAAGAATATCATAAGATTTAATAACATTAACTCTCTTCTCATTATCATATTTCAATACATCATCAAGTAACACACACTTACTCGATGATAACTCATCATCATCCTCTATTTGTAAATTCAGATCTGTTGTTGAATCAATAGTTTGTTTGAACTTAGCCAAAAAGTAGACAATCGCTGAATTTCCCTTATCGCTATTCTCTATAACTGGTTCAATATCTTCTTACAGGATAATTTGATCTGTAGTTATACCAGTCTCCTCTCTTAACTCTCTCAAACCAGCATCAATTGCACTCTCTCTCTTATTTCTCTTACCTTTTGGATATGACCAATGTCCTCTCTTAGATCTGACAATTGGTATATATGTATTGTCATTTTCATCGTGTGCATAAACAATAACACCTGCATATGGTAATGTATTGTAATTCATTATCATGATTATTATAAAAATGTTTTTATGTTGTTTATAGTTGTTTATTAGAAATCGAAGTTGTTATTATTGTTATTACCGAGATTGTTCATCATTTTGGAAGCTCCTTCTCTAGCTGCCGGAATATTCATAACAATGAATATCAGAATTGCCAAAAGGAATATTATAAGGAGAAAGATAGAGAGGAAGTATGTCACTTTCACATTCAATTTCTCTTTCTTCTGAGAGTTGTATATATTACTGGTTATTGTGCTTATTCTTCTATCTAAATCGTCCAATGTTTTCTTATTGTTCACCAATCTATCATTCTCCAATCTGCTTATACGAACACTGTCTTTCTTTTGTAATTTAATATTGTTCATAATCTTGTTATTTAGTTTCTGCTTCTGTTCTCTCTTATACTGTTTCTGGGCTGCGATATTGGATGCTTCCTCTTCTGCCAATATATTCTTTGCGTCTATATAAGAGAAGTTCATATCTCCCTGCATTCTCTTTTTGTACATAAACTGTTGAATTCTTAAATCCTGTTCATTATCATTCGCTTTCTTAATCTCTTTTGCGATTCTCTCTTGATCTGCTTTGTATTTACTTTCGAGGAAGGTTTTTAATTCTGTTTTTGTATAAGTGTTTGGTAGGTTATAAATTGGGTATGAACAAGAGTTTGGATTGTCGTTCTTAACAAAAGACTCTCTCTGTTTCTCTGTGAGATTACCAGCCATACATGTTGCTTTCAAATCGACTGTATCATCTACTGGACATTTCATTTCGAAACCGTTGATTTCATCTGCAGAACCCAGACTCTTTCCGAAATAGATCTCTCCACTTTTCTCTTTACTATCTGGTACATCTTTACATTTGTAACTGTATGAGAATTTGTAATCACTATCACCACATCTTCCATTATAATCCGACTCTTTTGAACCATCATGTAGAATATTTGCTAACATAAGCCTCATTTCATCATTTGTTCTATCCATTGTACACTTGTTTGGATCACTATTCTGTGTACAAATATCTCTTATTTTCGCAGCGACACTCGTTGAATGCCCAGAACAATCTACTTGAGCCTTGAAGCTATCCCAATCAATCTGTGATTCTTTCGGTTCTTTATACACCATATAGTCACACTTTTGGTCTCCATCACATTTCTGGTTTCTTCCCCATTCGACACAATCACTGATCGATTTGTTGTTACTGTCGATAGATGTTATGTTTGCGTTTTTTTTGAAAGCTTCTAAATCGGAATCATTCAAACAACCAATATTCAAATTTTCATAATCAATATTTATACAAACATTGTTATTCAAATATGTATTATATGAACAGTATTTATTTTCACCACAATCGGAATCTTTATCACATGTTAAATTACACTTCTTTGTTTTATCATTACAAACCCAATTAGTATTACTACCATATTTCAAATTACATTGATTAGTTGATGAACACTCAATGGTGTTTGAGTAGTCTATATTCCCAGTGTTTGAACTCATGCCACCTAATATACTATATTCCAATATATTTTTTGATTGTTTATTTTTATCTTTGATGAATCTATTACAAAAATTCGCAGATTTTTTTTTACAAATAAATTTGGTAAGGTAGTGTTTCATCATAATAGAACTTATCCGATTTTCCATCGATCGAACATGTTTCAGTAACTGATTTGAAAATACTTGATGGTCTATTTGTGTTACAACATCTATCTTTCAATTCACTACTTATTCCGGTTTCTTCGACTGTACCACTGTATGTAGAATATGTTCCGGCATCTAATTCTTCACCAGTAAATTTGAAATCGTTAATCTTCATGACTCTGTATAGTTGACTCTTAGCAGTTGGTTTAGGTTTTTTGGAAGATATCCACATTAGTCCAAAAATACCGAGAAGAACAACTGCAACAATCCACCATATAAATCCATTTCTCGTTATATATCCCAAACTGAATATCAAAATTGGTGCAGTTATCAATAAACCATATATTACAAGAACACCCAGGAAACTTATTATACGATCTTTTATTAGTTCTTTGTGTAGTTCATTCTGAATTTTTGTTGTTTTTGTTGATATTTTCAAATTGTTGTTAAAATCTCTTTCCAATCTTCTATTCTTTCTATTTGCTTTCAATTGGAGTAGTTCATTCATACTCTTGATATCGAAATCCAGTTTACTAATTTGTGCAAGTTGTGGTTTGAAATTGTGCATTTCACTATTTGCTTTAGATTTTTCATCATCAATACCTACAAGAATTGGATTGGTATTCATAAATAGCTATACTATATATGAATATTTTTTAGGAAAAAATGGTTTTCACAAAATTTGCTTTTTTTTACAAGTTTCTTGTATGTGTTGTATCGCCTACAAGTCTGTCATCTTCATTAAGAATCATCTCTGATCCCTTAATTAGAGATTGATCTCTACTATCAGCTGCGAAATCTGTCCATTGAATTGTATCTTCAAACTCACCAGATGCTTTAGCAGTGTTCTTTGGAACGATCAACTGTTGAGGAGCACTACCATCATCGTAATAGAATCCAGGCATTCTGTGAGTTGCTCCCATTTCAGAGTCTTCGGCAAACTCAACTTCAACTTCTGGAGCAGGTGGGTTGCAACAGTATTTATTCTCAAATTCTGATTTTGAACCGTACATATCGGCTCTTACTATCTTATTGAAATCAGAAACTCTATTTTGAATACTAGAATTGGCATCTTCTACACCAGTTTCAACATCCATTCCTGCAGATGTGATGAACGATCTGAAATGGAACATATTGTTTCTCCACATCACCAAAAGAGCTATTATAACCACATCTAAAACAACCAATGTACAAAACATTGTTGGTGTTATCTTATTCAAAATCATAAACACTAATGGTATAACTAATGCTAAAACCAAAACAAATACAACAATTAAGAAAGATATTGTTGATTTCTGTTTCTCAATAGATTCATCTATACTGTTTACTAAACTGGTTTTTGTTGAGATTTCCAATTCATCGTTGTACAATTTCTGTAAATTTTTATTACCTCTATTTGCAACTAATTGTAAAAGTTCATTCATACTATTGATGTCATAATCGATAGAGTGAATCTGTGCAGTTTTATTTCTAAGTTCTTTTATTGCATTGGAAACTTGATGATTAGAACTCCACTTTGTATCATGAATATCTTGAAGAGCAACATTCTGGGATATCTCTGTATCAGAATTAGTTCTTGAATCTATATTTACATTGGTATTAATAGATCTATCAAGACTATTTGTGGATTTACTTCCTGTATTACCCATTATATATAGTATAAATATATAATTTTATACTCAATTCTTTTTTATTCTTTTGCAATTCTCTACGCCATTTTTCTTAGGATCATTTGGACATATGAATCTATCTTTCTCAACGAAACCAGGATAGTTATCACATGGAATTGTTGTATATTCGTAATACTTCTTGTAAGGAAGTTCATCTTTGCTATCTTTTCCACCTCTAAATTCACAATTGTAATATGTCGCATACTTTGTATCTATTGGCAAAATACGCCTGGTTTGTGGTTTATTACTCTCCAATTGTGCCTTGTTTCCTCTGTAAATCTTTATACCCTGTGGTGATATGTAAAGATCCTTATCATAATTGAAACCGGTGACTGTTGCTCCATCAAGTTTGTACTCAATACCTTTATCACGGATTGTGTATGTACTACTTGGAAGATCTCCCTTGAGCCACACATCTCTCTGTGAGTCTTGTCTAATATATCTTGGTCTGGTTCTTGGGACAACTGGTCCACCTGAATAAACAGTCTCTTCTTCAGTTTCGGATGGTGGACAGTACTCTTGGCATGTGTAGTCTTGGATACCAGCAACATCTGCATAGGCTTTTTCGAACATTTGAGCCAATTCTTTTCCAGTTTCTTCCGATTTAATCTTTACAATAGATTCTACAGTATTCCATACCTTTCTGAAAAAGTCAACTGTGAAGAAAACGACAATAACAAGGGCAACAACAATTGTTGCAGTGAGTGATACAAATCCACTCAAGTTTAACCAAACAACAATAAATATTAAGACTAACGCGAAGAAAGTGTTTGTTAAAGCTTGGATGAGGACTCTCTTATTTCTATTTGCATCCTTATTCATTCTGACCAGACGTGTTTTTGTCATAATCTCTCTATCTTTATCGTTGTAAACTCTGTTGGTTTCATTGAAAAGATCATCATATGCGACGAGTAATTTCTCACTTGGACTCAAACGGTCTTTTGATTCATTCTTTCCCTCCTTAGCTTCTTTTGAGAGGTTAACCAAAAAATCTAATTCATTATTCATCTATATTATAACTAAACAAAAAAATAAATCATTGAATAGCATTATTTGTTATAAATACAGCGTTAGGATAATTACAATACATCAACATTGTTAACAACGCAAATACAAATATAACCAAAACAAATAGAGAAAATGTGTATCCTGTTATAACACCACCTTTGTATAGAAGATAAGGACATAAGTAGAGAAGGAAGGCTACAAACAATCCAATTAGTGAACACGCCATTGACCATTTATTGATATTTATGTAAGTCATATTATCATTAAATAATTGCATTTTATAAGATTAAAGGAGATTATTTTTTCTTACTATAGAAAACATACATGACCAAAATTGCAATGAAAACAGCGAAAATAAACGCTATCAAAGTATATATGATCTTCTGTTTGTAAACATTGTTCTCTTGAGCAATTTGTAACATTCTGGCTCTGGTGTTGATTATATTTCTCTTTGCATCGATGGCATTCTGTTGAATCTCATTTCTCAATCTCTTATTATTCAATTGCTCATTCTGATCTCTCAACACATCGTTCTGCTGTGCAATAATCTGATCTGCATTCTGCAAAACATCCTCAGATAGGAGAGTGTTGTATCTAGTCCAATTCACCATACTTCCGGATGTCTGACCATACGCATTTTGAGAAGCGACATTGTTAGAACCACTTGTGCATCCACTGTTTGCAACGTTACTAAACGGACCACTATTCGTCATAATTATACTATTAACAATATTTTTTTGTCAATTGATAAATTTAATTGTAATTATTAAAGACGACATTACCAAACATACAGATCCTATCAACACTTCTCTCTTAACTTGGACATATATTCGCATACTGTTTATAAACAACATCATCATCAATGCAACAAACGCCTTGTCTCTCTTAGGTTCATTAATATTCCATCTATGAGATATGTGTGACAATATACCCTCAAAAGCAGTTGCCAATAAGAAAGGATACATAACCTTCATTGTATGCCCTAACTTCTTAGAAGTCAAATATATCGATACACCAGATAGTATCAATCCAAGTATGAACAATGGATCTGTATCGCCTATAAATATGTTTCTTCTGTTTAAAACATATCCACAAAAATACCACAACAATATTGGTGATATGAAAAGAAGCACATCAACTATATCCATACAATATACTTGATATTTTTTAGAATATTAGGTATAAAAAAATTTACAAAATATTATTTTTACCATGTGCCGTCTGTTGTTGGGAATACAATTGTTGGCTCATCTGGATCATCCGGTTCATCATCAACCTTTGTTGGTGTAAAAGTTGTTGTACTTGGTGTAGAACTAGACTTAGTTGATACAACCATTCTAACCGGATTCACAATTACTCCCTTGAAATCCTTAAAGCTGACTTCATCAGATCCACCTCTCTTCATACACTCTTCAACTCCTCGATCAAAATACTGATTTCTATAAACAACTTCATCGCCATCATAAAATGTGTGTCTATAATGTTCATTATTGTACATATACTCATTGTCACCAATAACAACTGTTCCATTATATGTTATCTCCTTAAACAAGCCATATCCCTCTTTTCCCAAAAGAGAGCATGCAATTGGCGTTACTCCCCACCAGTTGTTATATTTCCACTTTTTGTGTGTACAACTAAAAGTAGTTTTTCCATTCTCGTACACTGGTGTTACATTAAATTCAAAATTTGAAGTCATATCTCTTATAAAGACTAATGAATTATCTTTAAATATTATTAATTAATTTGTAGACACTTAGTTTAATTTTTTGATAATACTTTTCTCTAAAAAGTATATGTTGTCTTTCAAAAATGAAAACAAACTGGAAGTTGGTATAGATGAGGCTGGAAGAGGGTGTCTTTTCGGTAGAGTGTACGTAGGTGCAGTGATTCTTCCTAGGACTTTCCAAGCTGATTTGGATGATGAGTTTGGTGGCAAATTGAAATTGAGAGATTCTAAGAAGGTTAGTGAAAAGAATCGTAACAAGTTGCGGAAATTAATTGAGGAAAGAGCTATAGACTATGCTGTTTGTTACAGTGAGCATTATGAGATAGATGAATTCAATATTCTGCAATGCACTTTAGATACAATGCATGAGTGTATAGACAAACTGACCATCAAACCTAACTATATTTTGGTAGATGGAGACAAATTTAATAAATATAAGGGCATTGAACATGAGTGTGTTACAGGTGGTGATGATACCTATTATAATATCGCGGCTGCTTCGATTTTAGCCAAAGTTTACAGAGATGAGTACATCAAAGAGTTATGTGAAAAGAATGATGTCTTGAAAGAGTATGGTATTCACAATAACAAGGGATATGGTACGAAAGAGCACACTGATAAGATAGAGGAGTTAGGTATTGTTAATGGACATAGAAAAACTTTCGGAATATGTAAAGGTAAAGAGTGTTTTCATTTTTCGAAATAGTTAAAAAGATGAATTAATGATAAATTAATGGAAATTTTTATGTATGTTATATTAGGTGTTGCAGGAGTTGCACTTATTGTTCTTGCTAGTCTCTTCATTGCGAGGTTCAGAGAAGAGATTGGAGAGAGTTGTGGAAAATTTTGGAAGAAGTGTGGATGTAAAAGAAGACAAAGAAATGTCACAGACATCTCTGTAATAAATCCCGACGATTACTTTCTATTATAATTAACTCAAAACTTACCTAGAGCAATTGCATTTGTGTGCACGGAACGATATTCCATAACCACATGAACTACACTTTTGCTCTGCAGTTGGATCATGGAAAACCGTTAGACATGTGTACTCACATTCACATGTTGGACACATCTTCTTCTTGGTGAATTGTTGTATACAATGAACTATTGGATTTGATGGCAGTAGTGTAACAATATTACACTTATCAATTACTTTTTTGTATTTTCGACGTTTTGTAGTATCTACCACTCTACCATACTTGTCACGACATTCTAGACGTTCTTGTCTGGCTTTTTCTCCAAAATTATCGATCATGCAACGATATTTTTTGTGTTCCTGTTGTTCTTTACTAGGGATTTTTGGCTTGAAAATTCGTTTTGTTTGTGTTGAATCCTCCACAATTACACATTTCATCTTGAATATTCCGCAACTTTTATTATCATTTTTTTTTACACTATTAATGTTTAAAAATAACGTTGTACCGCTATTTTTTGACCGTGAACAAACTTAATATAATAAAAATATGTTTAAAGACATATTAATTTATATACTCATAATGGACTACGTAAACAATTTTAGAGAAGCTTTAACAGTTAATGACCCAGAACTTATGTACAAATCTTTTGCAACAGCGTTGAACAAGGAGAATCAATTACGAGAGTTGGTTGTCATTGAGCCGACAAATAAAGATGTGTCATCAGCTGTTTTTTCAGTCTATGATAATGATGACATCTTTGTTAGACCAAAAGAATTGTCGAAATATGAGCAGAATGTACCAGTTTTGTCATCTAGATCTGAAGGTACTGATAATGTTATTGTGGACAAGGATACTTTTGTGAGTAATTTCAATATTTTCAGTGAGTTTCAGTTGCAACTGTTGAATTGGGATAATCTCTTTGTTGCAGGAGGTGCAACGTTGGCAGCTTTAATGCCAGTTCCAGTGAAATATGAGAATCAGAGAAGAAAGTATTTTCATGATGTTGCTTACAAGGATTCTGATATTGACATCTTCATTTATGGATTGAATGAAGAGGAGGGTACAAAGAAATTGGTTGAGGTGTACAATGCTCTTACTGATTTCTTGCCATATGAGGCAATATGTTTTAGAAGTACCAATGCTATTACTATTGTTTCACAATATCCACACAGGAATATTCAAATTATTCTGAGATTGTATTCTTCAAAAGAGGAGATTCTGATGGGTTTCGATGTTGATTGTTGTTCCGTTGGTTATGATGGAACTGATGTTTATATCACACCACGTGCTCACCGTGCATTAGTTACAGGTAGAAATACAGTTGATATGTTGAGACGCTCCCCTTCTTATGAGTACAGATTGTGGAAGTACAGTAAGAGAGGTTACGATATTGAAGTTCCTCAACTGGATTTATCCAAGGTTGATCCACAAATTTATGAGAAGAGATTGAGTAAGTCACACGGTTTGACGAGGCTTCTGTTGCTCTTCAATATTGGAAGAGATGAGGAGTCTAAGGAGTACACAAATAAGCTTCGAAAGCATAGAGGTAGACCAGAGAAGAGAGAGAACACTATGTTCAATGAGAGAATTGGAGGATACTATTTGAACAAACGTTCAAAGGAGCAGTTGTCAATTGGTGCAGATCTAAGTGATTATTCAGCAATCTTTCTTCCTTGGGGTCCAGGATGGAAGGCACGTGATATTGCGAAAATTATGTTGAATAAGGATTACATTATGAATAGTGAGGAGTATGATCCTAACAAGAAATATCCAACACATCCTTGTTTCATGGGTACAATGGAGGAGGTTATTGTCGATTGTGAAATGTATACGAACGAGAAATACTGTTTCAAGTCTGATGGGTCAAAGAAGGTTATTGATTTTGAGAAGATTGGAATGAATGAGACTGAAATTAGAGAGTATTATGATAGATATGTTATTGGTGATCTCAGATGGAAGACATTGAATCCAGGAGAGCAGAGAGTTGGTTCTTTTCATCCAATTAATGATGACGAATGGATTGGTTCAACATATGTTTCATACGATGCATTGAGTATTCATCATGCGGTTGTTAATGGTGATTGTAAAACATTAGAGGGATTGTTGAAAGATGTGGATTCGGACACATTGAATAGGAAAGATCCGAATGGTAGAACTGCACTGCATTTAGCAGTGATTCATGGAGATATTGAGTGTATGAGATTGTTGATGAGAAGTGAGATCAGATTGGCTTACAAGATGAATGATGGCAGAAGTGCATTCCATTTAGCTTGTCAATACGGAAATCTGCAGATGGTTGAGGAGTTGTATGAGTACGGTTTGGAGATTAATAAACGAGAGCTTGAGAAGATTGAAGGAGATGATCATGATGAAGAAAAGGAAGATGAAGATGATATTTACAGTTGTGTGAGGAAGATTATTGAGAACAATAAGAAGTTGAGAGAGGCAAAGAGATTGAAGAATGATGAGAACTACAAGATGGAGAAGGCGTTGGAGCAACCGGATTATTTCGATCCGAATGAGGCTGATTGGGACAATTTTATGACACCAGCTGTTTATGCGATTGTTTTCAATCATTTGGACATTCTCAAGTTTTTGTATGACAAGGTTAGACGTAGAGTGTTTGATAGGTGGGAAGTGAGAACTGACAGTTATAGTTACTACTCAAGTGATCACAGAGATGTTCTGAATGTTGCTATCAAATGTGGATACATTGATATTATTAAGTTCATGTTGGACAATGGTTTCTATGTGACTAATGAGCATGTTTTGAAAGCTGTTAATAGTATGAATTTGGATATTATTAAGATGTTTGTAACATCGAAAAATGTCAACGAGTTGTTCAAACCACAAAATGGAGAGTATGTGTACATTCTCAGTTATTTTTTCAAAAAAATCAGTAAGACAGATCATGAAACACAGATGAGTATTTATAGATATTTGATTGAGTGTGGATCGTTGACACATTATGATTTCAAACATTTCAGTTCATCACCACTGTTCGCGGGTATACAGTATTATGGTTATAGTTACAATTACAAACCAACAGATAGACAGAAGTTGAGATCTAAGATAAATCAACCACTCAATTTTATATTGAATATAACAAATTTCGAATTAATTGACAAGTTCTTACAGGATAATGTTGGTTATAATAATTGGTTGTTTGTAAATAACAACAATAACCCATTAACTATTCTTGATTTTGTTAATACATTGATTGCAAATCACAAGAAAAAATTGGCAGATATTGATAGAGAACCCAACCCTGAACCTAAATTAACATTTGAGGATTATGCACAAGCGATAATACGGAGCGATGGTTGTTCTACTCAATCTGGTAATAGAGATATTGTTATTGCTGATATCACAAGATATGAGGCTATTAGAACATTGATGATTAAGCATGGATGTATGACTTATAGTGCAATGTGCGAGATGAATTTGATTGAAAGTTATGATGAGTACCTTGTTGTAAAGGATTATGAATCGAATGATTATGCTAAAAAGATACCATATAGTTACAAAATTGCTTTCCGTCCACTGAATGGACATCCGGATAGGAAGAACCCTTTCGATGGTTATGTCAATGAGTACAATGATCAGGATGGTTACATGAGTTTTTATGAGGCTGTGTTCAATAGTGATTTGGACTATGTTAAGAATCATCCGGAAATTCATGTGTGTAGTTATTGTTCATGTAGAAGATACTTCAATGTTCTACATTTGGCAATAATGAATAACAATTTCGACATGTTCACTCTATTGCTCGATAGGGCTTTTGAACAGTTCACTCCGTTGAAGTACAGTTTGACTGGGGTTAAGAACACAGATTTCGTTCCAAATATTAAGAATAGTGATTTGGTTGGTTTAGAGAATTGTGTAGGAAAGTTGTCATCTGACGGTATTAAGGGTCATCATGTGTTGGATGCGGATCAGGATGTGGATAAGGTTATTTCATCTGTTAATCCTGTGAGATTGTTGGAGTGTAGTAATAATAGTTATACACCACTGTTTGAGATTATTAGGAGTAGACGTACTAATTTTTTCAATTACATTGTTGGAAAGTTCAGTGTTGAAGATTTGAAGTTTCTGTTCTCTGATGGTACTTTGTTTAGAAGTGCAATTGGATATGGAATGGTTGGTATTGCTGATTACATATTGAAAAATTATGGTGTTCCTGCTAAATTGAAGAAGTTTAGTGGATATTCTGGAATGAAGAACAGTTTATCTATTAACTTTTATGGTAAGAAGAGTGAAAATGTGTATGCTAACAACTATGCTGTTTACGAAGCAATTCGTTATGGACAGTTAGAATCTGTTAAGTATTTGGTTGATGAAGCACCGAGAGTTTGGGATGAGTATGATAAGAAGGGGGTATATGTGTATCCAAATGATTTGAATTTGAGTTTAGATGGAAAAGTTCTCAAATATGTTATAGATAATTATGCACAAATTAAGAGTGATAATGTCTATGAATGTTTAGATCATATTTTTAGTAAACATCCAGAGATGTTGATGGAAAAGGATTATGTTGATTCTGCATGTAGAAGTGGACTTGTTAAGATGACTGATTTTTTGTTGAGAAATGGTGCCGGATTCACTTGGAAAAATTTGGAATCTGCTGTTCGCAATGGAAAAGGTGAGTTGATAGAGGTTGTTAAGAGGTATGTGAACATCTATGAGATGAGATGTCCAACAACTGATAAGGATGTTTTCATGATTGCTGTAGCAAGTGGATGGGAATGTGTTGAAGAGGTGTTTAAGGAGAGTGTTGACCAAGTCAGAGATGACGTTTTTGGTAACACAGTTCTGCATTATTTGTGTGGATATACTGGAAGGCACAATGTTGACAAATTGATTGACCGATTCTCTTTCCATAATAGGGAGAACTGTTTTGGAATGACACCATATGATTATTTGATTCAGACATTCAAGATGGAGACTCATCTTTTAGATGGTAATCATATTGGATCTGTTAAACATTGTAATAAGTTTAGAGATGTGGTTAATGGAAAGAGTAGAAGTGTTAAGAAGTTGCTGGATATTAATAGAGCATACATGGAGCTTCAATAAAACTTTTTAGAAAAATGAACCTTTTTAGAAAAAAGCTTCTGACCAAAAACTATCTTCGATGACTAAAATGAACCTTTTAGAAAACTAACTTAATTTTTTAAGAAAAGTATATTATTTTCTTAAAAAAAGTATATGGTACTGAGTGTAAGTGATGGATTTAGATTGTTTGCATATAATCTGAAGAGATGGCATATTAGGAATATGGAGAGGTTGAACAAGTGGCATGATGATAATATGTTTGCTATGAGGAGATGGCATAGAGATAATATGGAGAAGTTTAAGAAATGTTTTGGTAAGAAGTATAAATATGATTAGCGAAAATTGATTTTTATGTTCTTAATTTTTTCTTTTTCAAAATTTTTAAATTTTATAGTATATAACTTATGAACTTCTTTTGGTGGATTCTTGGTTATAAAACCGAAGACAACAATGAAAATGCTCAAAATATAGCAGAAAGTAAGGATGAATCTATGGTTGAAGAGACAAAAAGTTGGAGCTCTATTGTTAAGAGAGGAAAACCAATCAATGTCAAAAACTTTGATTTATTTTTCAAGAATTATATTGACGAAGCTTTGAATAAAGATGAATTGGATATTCTACATGACAACATTAAAGTAGATGATCATCCATGTGTTCCTTATCAACATGCTAAATATAATAAATTTATCGAAATGGTCGATAATGTGAAGAGGGAGAAGGCTGAAAATGGCGATATGATTTTGACTGCTATCGACATTTCGGCAAAGAAGCCTGTTTACACATTCTGCTACAAAAATTTTGAACATTTTTATTCACAAAATGAGGATAATATTTTGTCAAAAGATGAACTGAAAATTGTGTATGATAAAATTGACGGAATTGATTACTCAACAGACACTCTACCATCTGAAAGATTCACCGATCTCAAAACTGCAATTGAGAAAATTACCGAGAAAAAACAAACAACCGGTAAAAAATTAACAAACATAATGTTCTTAGGTATAACATACGCAGATGAAGACAATCCAAGGAACATCTACAAATATTTTTACTCTGAATAGGTAAAAGATACTTAAAAAAATATATATATATTTATATATAAAAATGAAATTTTTATGGTGGTTATCCGGTAAGGGTTCAAAAACCACACAAGAACAAACAGAAACCGAATGTGATTTATTGGAGGAAGATAGTTATTCTTCGTCATCGGATGAGGATTCTTGTATTTCACCAATAACACAAAGTGAAGATGACCAGTCATTGTCATTATCAACTAGTTCAGGAAGTTCTTCTCCAGTAAATTTATCAAAGGATATATGTATTCAATTTGCTTCCTGTACTTCACCGACACCTACCATAGGTTCTTCATGTGCTTCGACATCACCTACCACAATGAATATTTTGTCAAGTTTAGATAATGTTTCGGATACTGATAGTGATAGTGAGAGTTCATCGACTAATTTTGACATTTTTTATAGAAAGTATGGGAATGTTGATTTGGAAAGAGAGGAGGTGAAGTTGATTTATGATGCAATGGATAAATTGGATTATAGAGATCAGTTTCCTACTAGGATGAGATATATAGATTATAAGAGAATGGTTAAACATGTAAAAAGAGAAAAACTGAGAAATAGCGGGAGTATTTTACAAGGTGTCGCGAGAGGTTGCACAATTGAGACTTACCCCCCTATTCACAAGTACAATTACACATTTAATTGTGATGAAGTGAAAAGTGTCAATCGGGGTTTTGAGGACACTTTTTACAATTTTTATGACAAATATTGTAAAAACGACCATACAATGACAGAAAATGAGTACAAAATTGTTTATAAGGCTTTGGATAGGACAGATTACACAAAGAGATTCCCAAATGAGGATCGATATATAGATTTATCAAATGTTGTGAAAAAAATTCACTATTTGAAATCTAAAAATGGGGGAAGAGAATTAGTAGCAATAAAACTGCTACGAGTCACTGAATCGTATCCCCCTCATCGTGTTTACGATTATTACTTTGCTAAACACTAATTATTGTAAACACCAAAGTCAACTAAACAAAATTTTCAAAGCTTTTAATCTATTTTCCAAAAATTTATATGTTTTTGGTGCTTTTGTTTGTAACTGTGCAAGACCTGTTCCAAGTCCATCTTCTGGAAGTGTGAGCGTTGTGTATTTGTCGTTACTCATAAACTCTTGTAAAAATCACTTCGTGATTTATGATAAATCCTTCCGGATTTGTAAAATTGAGTGTAAAGCATCTCTGATCTTAATCTTATTCGTTTTATATTCCTCATCGGTATAAAATGAATTCTTAGTATTTGACGGATACTTCTTTGTAGGTATTCCGAAAGCGTTAGGTTCATCTCTGATTATCGCTTGACCACCCTTTCCTCTACCAATATCGTTGTCGCCAAAAATGAATAGATGATCTCTGTTGTTTTTAATATCGTCCAATGTCCACCATCCTTTGAATATCTTTATTTTCTTTGTACATGATGATTGCATACTTTATAGTAATATTGTATAATCTATCTTTTTATAAATCATTTTTATGAAATTTCGCTGAAGGAGATCCTGTTTGATCCGTTTATAAATCATTTTTATATAAGCGTAGGGGGTTTACGTGAAGATACAGTTCTCCACGTAACCGGTTGTAGGTCGCGTAGGGGCTTACGGTGAAATGCAATCTCCCCGTTTTTATAATATTTAACTCAAAGGTCTTCAAGCCATGAGGTCTTCAAGCCATGGATTCTCCTCTTGGATCTTCTCCTCGACTTCCTCTGTGAATTCCGCCATATCTACACCGAATGTTTTAGAAAGTTCCTCATCTGTTCTACCCTTTAGCAACGTTGCCAGTTTGGTACAGAATAGATCGAGGAATGGTTCACAATCGAGATAGTTTGCTGAATTCACAAGAGAGTAAATCCTTGTCAAATCAGTTGGAACAAGATCCCTGAAGAACTTGTGTGGAATAGCCTTGGTGAAATCGTTAGTCTCAAGAGGTTTCACAACATTGTATGGTGTTTTCTTATATTGAGCAACAAATTTCACAAAAACAGCAAGATCTTCATCTGGAACTTTAGTAATCAGTACTTCATGAACAACTGGTTGATCGTCTTCCTCTTCACTTCCGGAATCGTTTTCCTCATCATTCTTAGATCCAAGAGTTGTCTCAATCAGTTTACTCAATCTTGCAGATTCTTCATCAATCTCGAATTTTGTTCCTTTTGTGGTCTTCAAAACAATTTTGCATTCAGACATACTTATAATTTGTTTATGGAATAGTAGCAAATTTAATTATCAATTTTTTTTTTCATTACAATGATTATATATGAATCCAATAGGTTTTGACGTAAACAGATTGAAAGAAGAGTTCACACAAAACAGGCGAGTCGTTATTGAAAATTTCTTAGATCCAACCATTGCCGAACAAGCCTACAGAGTTATCAACAAATTACCACCAAGTTCTTGGTACAGTTGTGCGGGATTTGGTAATACAAAAGTGGAGAAACGCATAATTCCTGCAAACGTTAAGAAACAGACAATGGGAGAGAAAACTGCAAAGAAACACTTCAATGCTGGTGCTTTCTCATTCAGTTTCCACAGAAATATGGGTTTTAGGAAAGGAGAAATAACAAACGTTGAGCGTATGTTACGCTTGTTATTTTCTAGTAACGATTTATACAATTTAATAGACAATATAACGGGATTCAAACCAGTCAAATACAATCAACTATTTCTATCCAAATATCGTATAGGACACTTCTTGTCACCTCACTCAGATGTAAATAATGGCAAATTAGCTTATGTTCTGAATTTAACAAAAGATTGGAAACCTCAATACGGTGGCATTCTACACTTCTTAGACGATAAACGTGAAAACATTACTGAATCTTTTGTTCCAAAATTTAATAGTTTAGTTATTTTTGAAGTTCCTGATGAAGGAACTCCTCATTTTGTTTCACACGTCAACGTTGACAAAAAACCTAGATATGCAGTTACGGGTTGGCTTATCTGAAAGATAAGTACTGTTGTTGGCTTATCTGAAAGATAAGTACTGTTGTTGGCTTATCTGAAAGATAAGTACTGTTGTTGGCTTATCTGAAAGATAAGTACTGTTGTTGGCTTATCTGAAAGATAAGTACTGTTG